AATCAGATGATAATAATGTGCCACCTGAAAATGTACAAGCATCAAATGGTATGATGGCTCAAGAGCCAGATATGACTAATACAGATGCAATAGATCAAGGTCTAGTATAATTTCAGCCCACAAATTATGGAAGTGAGCTACCCTTATCCATAAGGCACTCAACCTATGAGGATAAAATAATGGAAGAAGAAAAAAACTTAGCTGAAGTTTCAAAAGAAACAGAAGCTAAACAAGAAACTAAACTTTTTAAAAAGCCTGAAGGCAAAGCAATGTATCAAAAACAAAGAGATGATGTTGATGATGCAGAAACTGAAGCATTCGCAAAAGGTGAATTATCTAAGTTTAGTCAAGAACAAGCAGAAGCAGCAACCGTTCAAAAGGACACAGAAACATCTGAAGAAATTGCAAGCTCCGATGGCGAAGCTACTCCTTCAACTGAACGCCCTGAAAATGCAGAAGATCGTGTTTTTAAAAAACGTTATGACGATTTGAAGAAACACTATGATTCTACTTTATCAAAGCACAAAGATGAGGTTAGAACTTTAAGAACGCAATTGGAAACATCTACAAAAGAGTTTGTTCCACCTAAGTCTAAAGATGAACTTGAGGCTTGGAGAAAAGAGTATCCTGATGTTTATGATATGGTTGAAACCATAGCTATGACAAAGGCTGATACTAGAGCAAAAGAGATTGAGGAGAAATACCAAAATCTACAAGCTCAACAGGAACAAGTGAGTAAGGAAAAAGCAGAAGTAGAATTGTTAAAGATGCATCCTGACTTTAGTGAGATTCGTCAAAAAGATGAATTTCATCAATGGGCTAGTAAACAAGATCCAGTTATACAAAGTTGGTTGTATGAAAATACATCTAATGCACAGTTAGCTGGAAGAGCTATTGACCTTTATAAAATGGACAATGGTACTAGTAAGTTGAATAAGAAACAGGAAACATCTATTAAAAAGGAAGCAGCTAAAGCTGTAACTAAAACTACTAAAGCTACAGAATCAGATATTCCCACAAAGAAAATCTGGTCTAATTCTGAAATAGCTAAGATGAACCCAAGAACGTTTGCAAAGTACGAAGCTGAAATCGATGAAGCTACAAGAGAAGGTAGAATTCAACCTTAAACTAACAACTATAAACAATAGGCAAACATTATGGCAACAATGGGAAAAGCGTCTGGATACCAGAATTTACCTACGGGTAATTGGGCTCCAGCAATTTATAGTCAGAAGGTTCAAAAGTTTTTCAGAAGAGCATCAGTTGTAGAAGATATTACAAATACTGATTACGCTGGAGAAATTGAAAATTTTGGCGACACAGTAAACATAATCAAAGAGCCTTCAATTACAGTGAATGACTACGCTAGAGGTCAAACAGTAAACACAGAAACACTTGCAGACGATCAAATTCAATTGACAGTCGACCAAGGTTCGTATTTTGCGTTTAAAGTAGATGACATCGAAGAAAGACAATCACATGTAAACTTTGAAGCTCTTGCAACTTCTTCAGGTGCTTACGCACTTAAAAAGAACTATGACTTTAATGTCTTAAGTGCAATCTATAGCGGAGCATCTACAAATGCATCAGCTACAGGTACTGATGGTTCACCAATTGATGGTGATGCAGCAGTTGATACACTAACAGACATTATGTCAGCAGCTAAAACAGTTCTTGATGGTGCAGATGTACCAGAAGAAAATAGATGGTTTGTTGCACCACCAGCTTTCTACCAACAACTTAGAAAAGCAGGTGCTAAAATTGTTGATCAATCTGTTATGGCAGACGGATCAGCTTCAGCTATGAGAAATGGTATGATTACAGATAGACCGTTATTTGGTTTTAGAATGTACTCTACTAATGCTATAGCAGTATCAGGTGGATCAGCAGCAAATAAAACTTTTGGATCAGCAGGTTCTAATGAATATGCTTTCCTTTATGGTCATCAGTCAGCGGTAGCTACTGCAAACCATATTGCGAAAACAGAACTTATCAGAGACCCTGATTCATTTTCAGACATCGTTAGAGGTCTGCACGTTTTTGGAAGAAAAATTCTAAGAACTGAAGCAGTTTACTCTGGCGTAATAACAATTGGTTAATTAGAAGGGAGATAGATAATTATGGCAACTTATGACGTAACAGGCGTAGGTGGAACTACTGGACACCCGTCTAATGGTAGAACACCTTACTTAGTAGAAAACACTATTGACGTATCAACAATCAACGGAGATTCTGGAGCAGCACAAAATGATGTTCTTAGAGTTCTTGACATACCTGCTGAAACTTTAGTTATGGAAGCTGGAATTGAAGTGCTTACTGCACTTTCTAGTTCAGTTACTATGGACTTAGGTATTACAGGTGGTGACGTTGACATTTATGTTGATGGTGATGGCAATGGTACAGGATACTCTGCAGCAACAGCAACTGCTAGACATATAGCAGCAGCAGCTGATACTTTAGATGTACTTGTACTTGGAGCAGGAGCAGCAGCTGGTAAAATCAGAGTTTGGGCTGTAATGTGTGATATATCAGGTATTAATGAAACTGATAATAACACAGACGCACAAC